TTCTGCGTTGAAAAGTTTCTTATATCAATTAAGAGGAGATGATTTAAAATATAAAGCAATTATACCATTTGAATTAGAAATAACTTTAGATGGTATTTCAGGTATTGTCCAAGGTCAAGTATTTAAAATCAATAAAAATATTTTACCACAAAATTATAGTGATAAAAATGTAGGATTCATTATAACAGGTTTGTCTCATTCTTTACAAAATAATGATTGGACAACTACTATAAAAACTCAAATATGTATTTTAGATCCTGACGGACAAGCCTATCCAGCAAGCAATTATGATAAGTTAATTAAAGCTTTAAAAGCCGCGTCTGCTTCTAATCAACAAGGAACATTCTTAGTATTCTGTATAGCAGATTATTTATCTGAAATATTTGAAAAAGCTTTTAATAATGATGATGGTGTTATAGATTTTAGAAATGTCATTAAAAACGCTAGAACAGGTAAGTTAACTGATTTTAATACATATGCTAAATATTGGCATAATAAACAAGCAACAGCTTTAGGTTCATCTGCCTCTTCAATTAATTTTCCATCAACAGTTGGTAAATTGCTTAATCCAACAGGAGCTCCAAGTGATCAATTTGATCCAAAATCAGTTGATATTTTAGTTTTTAACTCTTTAGCTAGTGCTTTTCCAGATGGTTGGTTTAAAGACTCTAAGGATAGACTGGGAAAAAGATCTTTTAAACTGCTTTCTTATCTTGGTAGAGATAATTATACAAGTAATGCTGTCACAATAGATGATTATGATCCTACTAGTGGAAATCTTGTAGGTACTTATACTAGTATCACTGAAAAAGATGTTTTACTTAAAGCTGAAGCTAAAAATATAAAAGATAAAAGTTTACAAACTTTATTAATACCTAATATAAGACAATCAATAGCTAACACTTATGATTTAGCTTTAGAATGGAAAAATAGTGGTACACCATCAGGTACAGATCCCGCTATTTTGACTTATCTAATCCAAGAATTGGATAGCAGTAATCTTATTGTTTCATATTTTTATATTTTTGGAAATCGTCAAGCTATATATGATAAAATATTTACAGATATGAAAACAACAATGCAAAGTAGTTTATTAGTACCTATGTTTTCAAAACCAAATGATACCGCTATAGCTACCGCTAAAGCTAATCCTAATTTTAAATCTTTGTTTGTTGAAGAAGGCTCTAAAGATAACACAACATATAAAAATACAGGAGGTGTAATAACTAAGCTTCCAGTTTCTGGTCAATCTTATTTCTTAATCAAAAGAAAACAGAAAACTTATTAATGTACATACCAGTATCAAATATAGTAGAAACAGGATTCACAAGCGGAAATCAATTTGTAGTAGAATCTACTCAGCTATTTTATGTTGGTTACTATCATAAAGACACCAGTAATGTATATTGGAGTGGACAAACTCATGATAATTCATCTATTGTTTTAAAAAATATAAACACTAATAATTCAACTGATAACAATCTTACTAGAAACAATATAGCTAATTTTGGTTACACTAAACTAAATCCTAAAATATTCCCACAAGAAACATTCACCTCAGATTTTATAATGCCCACAGAACAAGACTACACTAATGGATTTTTCATTAGGTATATTTTAAAACCAACTGTTGGTGTTAATAATATTCAATCACTTAATTTTATAGAAGTAAAATCTAATAAATTTATACAGGTATCTCAAAGTCCAGATTTAAAAACATTATATAAGTTAACTAGTTTAATATGGAAATTAACAGGTCCATTATATGATGTTTATAAAGACAATATTAGAATATCATCAGGTATAATTGATACTAATAAAAGATCAATACTTGATGCTGAAAAAACATTACCAAACTTATCTTTATATTTAATAAATCCTCTTCAGTTTGGTAAACCAAGCTAACCTAGCTATATTTAAAGCATAATTAAGGTTATGTTTTATATAGTTGAGACAAAAGAACAATTAGATTATCTAGGCAAACCAGAACATGATAAATGTTTTGTTAATATCATCACCACAAATGATAATCGCCATCCGTCTCTAACTAAACCATGTTTAGTATATTATAATGATGGAGAAAAAGGTTATATATTACCTATAGACCATAGTGAAGCATTTAAATTAGATTGGGAAACAGTTAAGGAATTTATATCTAGTATTAATACTGTTTATGTTTTAGATAAAAAATTTCACTTATATTTCTTACCAGGACATAATTTACTTGATATAAATTTTTATAGTTACATAGATGAATCACAATTTGATACTAAAGTACACACTGATTTTAATCGTGAAAAATATTATATACAAGAGTTAAGTACACTTATTCCTATATCTAAACATTATGAGAAATGGGAAAAAATATATCGGAATGTAAAAGAAAGAGGAATGATTTCTAAATGGCAAGTAGCTAGTACATTTTTAAATTATAATTTCACTAATGTATTCCATCAGATTGAAAAAAATGGTATAGGCATTGATCCACGTAAGTTTAATAAACATTTTGAAACTACTTGGAAAGATAATTCGATTTACGGGAATACAGTTTTTACTCAATATAATCTATATAATTTAACTTATCGCCCGTCAAACGCCTTTAATGGCGTTAATTACGCCGCTTTACCTAAGGGAGACGCTCGTGAGTCATTCGAACCAAATAATTATATGTTTGTTGAATTTGATTATAGTGCTTACCACCCCCGCATAATTGGTAAAGCAATAGGTTATGAATTTGAAGTTGACCCATATGATGAAGTGCCTAAAGAAATAATGTTTCAAAATTTATATGGTGGTATTAGAGACGAATATGCATGGTTTCCATTTTTTGCTAAATTAAGTGAATGGTTAGAAGGCCAGTGGGAAGAATTTAACTCTACAAATAGACTAAAATTACCATGGGGAACTAATATCTATAAAAATAGAATAGAAAATCCAAATAAAAATAAAATATTAAGTTATCTAATTCAGGCATACGAAACATATTATAATACATTAACATTAGATCGTGTGTTAAAATTATTAGATGGTAAAAAAACTAAAATAGTATTATACACATACGATTCAATTCTATTAGACGTGGCTAAAGAAGACATTAAAACATTATTACCAAAAATTAAACAAGAATTAGAGGCTGATGGATTCCCAACACGCATGAGTGTTGGCGAAAACTATGGTGCTTTGATAAAAAAATAACATATTTATGACATGGAATTTAACAATAGAAGAATTGGCAAACAAGTTATTTACAACCTTCTCAAAGAAGGAAGACATAGATAAAACAATTGAGGTTATATCAACCCGTTATACTATTTTATTCAATAAAATTTTTATTTTAGAGTCTAAAGATAGTGATGAATTTATTTGTACATATAACATTGATCCAGGTAATTTAAGTACTACATCAGTATTGCCTAATACTATATTATTACATCGCAAGAAAGAATCAAACACATTATACACCATTAATGCTTTAAACACTTTAATTAAAACATTGAACAATGGTGTGGCTGATCCTAATTACAAAATTGAATGGGCTGACTATAAGAACACTATCTTATTAACAAATGGTCCTGATCTTCGCAAACTAGAAACAACTATTTACAAAATAGTTAATCTCTAAGTTTGGCCTTCAGCATCTTTGATGCTATATTTACTATATACAATTTAAACAATAAAAGTTATAACATGGATTTAAATGCAATTAAGCAACGTATGCAATCGTTGCAAAACAAAGGCAAAGGCGGCGCCAAAAATGACGACCGCGCTAAAAATTTCTGGGTACCACCAGTAGGCAAATCAGTGATTCGTATTGTTCCGTCTAAGTTCAACAAATCAAATCCATTCAAAGAAGTAATGTTCCATTATGGTATTGGAAACAAAACCATGTTGTCATTGACTAACTTTGGTGAAAAAGATCCAATTGTTGAATTTGCACAACAACTACGTAAAACTAGTGACAAAGAAAATTGGTCATTGGCTAAAAAGATTGAACCTAAAATGAGAGTATTTGTTCCTGTAATTGTACGCAATGAAGAAGACAAAGGTGTTCGCATGTGGCAATTTGGTAAGGAAATGTATCTTGAATTGTTAGGTATTGCTGAAGATGATGATATCGGAGATTACACAGACATTATGGATGGTAGAGACTTAACAGTCGACACAGTTGGACCTGAAGTTACAGGTACTAAGTTCAACAAATCATCTATTCGTATCAAACCTAAAACATCACCATTATCAGAAGATAATGAAGTGATTAAAAAATGGATTTCAGAACAACCAGACGTACTTTCACTTTATAAAAAGTATGAGTTTGATGAAATGAAAAACATGTTAATGGAATGGTTAGAACCAAGTGAAGAAAGTACTGAAGAAACAATTGAAGAATCAGTTGCTGAACCAGTAGTAGAAGCACCTAAAGCTAACTATACCTTAAACACTAAGAAAAAAGGATTTGATGAAGATGAATTTGATGAATTATTCCAAAAATAACTAAACAATGGCTAAAACAACAAAAAGCGTAAATGCTAGTGTTTCTCAAGCTATTAAAGGTACTTTTGATCTTGATAAGTTTAAGAAAACTAAAAAACTAGATCAATCATCAAATTTTAAAGCGCAGAAGTGGATTCCATTTTCACCAGCAGTACAAGATGCACTTTCGATTCCTGGTATACCAATGGGTCATATCACAATCGCTAGAGGTGGTTCTGATACAGGTAAAACAACATTAATGATTGAAGCAGCAGTAGCTGCTCAGAAAATGGGAGTGTTGCCTGTGTTTATTATTACTGAGATGAAATGGGATTTCGCTCACGCTCAAAAAATGGGATTCAGTTGTGAAGCTGTTCCTGATGAGGCAACAGGAGAAGTATTAAACTATAGTGGTTTCTTCTTATATGTTGACAGATCAACTTTAAATTCAATTGAGGATGTAGCTGCATTTATCGCTGACATTTTAGATGAACAAAAGAAAGGTAACTTACCTCATGACTTGTTATTCTTATGGGATTCAGTAGGTTCTATACCATGTGATATGAGTATTGAACAAGGAAAGAATAATCCAATGTGGAATGCAGGTGCTATGTCGACACAATTTGGTAATTTCATTAACCAGAAGTTTCCAATGTCACGTAAAGAAAGTTACCAATTCACTAACACGTTCTTTGTAATTAATAAAGTAGGAGTTCAACCAGCACTTACACCTATGAGTCAACCAAGAATGACTAATAAAGGTGGTAACACAATGTATTGGGATGCTTCATTAGTAATTACATTTGGTAATGTTACAAATAGTGGTACATCTAAAATACACGCTCAAAATAAAGGTAAAAAAGTAGAGTTTGCTAAACGTACCAAAATATCAATTGACAAGATTCACGCTGATTGTGGTATTGCTACAACATCAACAGTAATTGTTACACCACATGGATTTATTCCTGACACTAAGGACGATGAGAAAGCTTATAAGGCAGCTCACGCACATGAGTGGTTTGGTGAAAATGTAAAAATTGAAGAAATTCAAGTTACAGAAGACAATAGTGAATGGGAAGAAAGTAGTAAAATATCACCAATGATTGAAATTGACAATGACGATGAACAAGACGCTTAAGCAAATACTTGATGGTATACAAAACTCACAAGAGGATCCATTGCATTTAAATAGTAGAATACTACTAGTAGATTCGATGAACACATTTCTAAGAAGCTTTGCCATGATCAATCATATGAATCCAGGAGGAGCCCACATTGGTGGGCTCACTGGTTTCTTAAAGTCGATCGGTTTTGCAATTAGACATATTAAACCTACTAGAGTAATTCTAGTATTTGATGGTACTGGCAGTACAACAAATAAAAAG